TTTAAGATGGTTCATCACCCAGATGCAGAGATGAGTGATGTTTTTAGTTCTATCGATGGTGTAAAGAATCCTAACAAAGTCGAACCTGGTAGTGAGCCAAGATTTAATGGCATAGCTAGGAGAGCAGTATATGCATCTTTGGCAGCTCAGAAAATTATAGTTAGAGCTTGTGCAATTGATCCTCTTGACACTTCAGCGGTATCATTTGCTACTCTTATCAATGCTTCAAATACACCTGTAGCAGAAATAATGAAAGGTGGATATACTAAATGGAACTCCATTCGATTTGTTAAAGCAAGAGGACTATTTGATCCTGATAAGCAGTCAATACCCGTTGGTAATAAAGCATCTGCTCCTGAGGCGAGAATAGACAAAGATCTTATCTCTAGTATACCTAAGATCAAATCATTAACTCAGTATAAATCACTTCTAGATAGGTTAAAGACAGTTAATGATATTGTTACTTTAATTGAAGGCACATGTCAACTAGATTTCATTAAAGCTAGAATTAGATTCAATAAGGTGATAGCATACCATAAAGCTTTCGAAAGTAAGTATCTAAAGTTAGGAATATCAATAGATGACATACCATCAGATGATTTAAGTGATTTTGTTTTAGAGTCTACGGAACATTCATATTCAGTAGCTACTGAGCCTAAATTGGGGGAGGTTGCAAAGGAAATTACAAGATTATTCTATATTGGTGAACAATCCTTAAAGATTATGACTCAAGTATGTGAGCGTTTTACTAAGAAAGTCATTAGTAAAGCTGCAGGTATATCTATAGTTAAATCACACCAGGGCAGAAGAAAGGAAATAGAAGCTATGTTGAATTCATATACAGGTTACTTAGAAACTGAAGAAGATGATATAAAGACACTATATGTTTCTTTTGATATGAGCGAATTCTCTAAGAGGTATCCTGCTCTACTTCTTAGGATAATGGGCAAGATTATGTCTGAGTTATCTGGTGAAAGTTGGATGGAGAGAATAGATGTCTTCTTTAGAGCATCAATTGCGTATAATGCTACAAGGGGGCATCTTGGATTTATTAGTGGTGTCAATGGAGGGTTTGAAGGTTTCCTTAATTTTATCTGGACTTTATCTATGCGTGTTGTTCTTGATATAGCTGCACAATCAACTGGTATAGAAGGTGTTCTAGCTGTTTATAGTGATGATGGCCTTCTTCGTTTATATATTTCTGGCACTAGACTTGAGGTAAAAAATAAGATACTAGTTGTTAGGGAGACATTCAAAAGATATGGGTTTATATTCCATATGGATAAGACGTTAGCTTCATATGAACTATTAGAGTACCTTGGTATTTATG